CTAGGAGGGGGTCTTGGAGTATTCGCGAGAATGCTCTTTAAATCTAATAGGAGGTTTATCTTTATGCCTGGACCTACTGTGCCCTATTCGTTTGAGGTTATCTCAGCGGATGGCAAGCACAAAATTAAGGTCATCTATCCACCCGGATCATCCAAAGCTCAGAGAAGAGCCCTAAGAAAGGCGGCTCGTCGGGAATTTTTCCGACTTTATGGAGGCGACCGCGCCTGGCGTGCTCGTAAGAGACACGGTGGACGTTATCGCATTTCCAATATATTCTCTCGTCATAGGCAAAAGGACCTAGGTTCGGTTAATCCAACACCGGACAATGGCCATATCTTCCGTTTAGGTTATCGAGTAGATTACCAAAACGGTAAGGTCTTTCAGAGACTACCTGTGACTAATGGAGGCTTTGGACAGCAAGGACACAATGCTATGGAATGTTGGGATCAGGTTAACCCTGGCCCTCCCTTCCGAACATCGGGTCCTTTTAAGCTGATTCAATATTGGGTGCCAGGTGCAGAGTTTAAGCACAAGGTAACTGCTGGCGGAAAGAAGTTTCCAACCAACACCGAGAATTTCTCCCTTTATCAAGGAGGATTCCAGGATAATGGTTTCTGGATTGCGGACTCGTTTGGACCGTACTCCAGCGCTAGCTTAGCCTCGTTCCCTACTCTGTCGGCATATCACTCTCGGGCTTGGGATGAACTCAAGCCACAAATCCCAGCTTGGAATGGAACTCAGTTCTTGTATGAACTGCGTGATCTCCCTGGTATGTTGAAAACTACGGCTGAGGCGTTCGGTTTCCGCTGGAGAATAATAGCGGAGAATCGTAACACCCCTTGGTCGAAATATTTCGAACAGCCAGAAATGGGACCACGTCACATTGCCGATCAATTCGTCAATGAGGAGTTCGGCTGGGCACCCTTCATCTCAGACATTCGTAAGCTGATTTCTGCTTATGAAAATACTGCGGCTTATCACCGCAATATGGTTAAAAACAACCGCACTTGGATGAAGAGGAGAAGAGTGTTGGAGTCCAGTGAAGAAGTTTCGGCTGTACAACGTTTTTATACCTCAGCCACGATACCCCATGACGGGGCTCTCGATTGGCAAGGGTTTAAGATGTGCGCACCGTTCCTTCTTGACGGTCAGTTATGTTCAGGATTCACCGATTTCCAGAAAGTTGTTAAATACACTGTCTGGGCCGCTGGTTCCTTTATGTACTACCGTCCGGAGTTTGATCCTGTTGATCCCGACTTTGATTCCGGGATCATGTTATTGAGGCGCATGCTTACACAGTATGGCCTTAGGATCAATCCGTCTGTACTCTATAAGATAACACCTTGGAGCTGGCTTGCCGATTGGTTTACCGGATTCGGTAGACACATCGACAGGCTGAACGACTTCGTCGAAGACGGAATCGTCTCCAGGAATCTCAGCGTGTGTCGTTCTGAAGAGAGAACAATGACAAAAACATGTTTTCTCAATTTTTACCAGAACCCCACGTCTCTCCAGTTTCAACGCAGACTGCTGTTGAAACAAAGAGAGTTAGCTGATTCCCCCTATGGGTTTAACGTGCCTTGGAATAACATATCTCTAAGGCAGTGGGCGATCCTGGGAGGCATCGGCATCAGCCGTACGTCTACAGGATTCATCTCACGTGGTGCTTAGGCTATGTCCCTTGGATGACATGGCGCCACGTTAACCATCCAATACAATTCTGGAGGTCAACCATGGCACTAGCCGATCCGCAAGTTGTAACTGTCGCCACGGTGGCGAAATCTATGCCCCGTGTCTCTACCACATCTGGTAACAACCAGAGAAAGTCTCTCTACCAAATGGTAGATCGTACTTACTCTCTAGAAGTAGTTCAGAGAGACATTGTACGTAACAAGCGGCCACGTCAAGTGGCTTTAGTTACGCTTCTACAACGTGCTAACGTTACAGATCCATTAAATTCGGATCTGATTCCGGAAACCGTTGTTTGGTCCGTCCAACTTGACCGTCCCCTGGATGGGTTTACCCAAACCCAGGTTACGGACATGTGGACTGGCTTTAAGACTTGGTATGACAGTACGATGGTAGGAAAAGTTTTC